CTAATGCTTTAGCAATACTTTCTTTATCTTTAGCCGTTACCTTTATTTTATTTATGTATTCATGTTTATCTGCCATTGCTTCGTATTCAGCAAAGGCTTTGTATTCAACCTCTGGCATACCTACTGTGTCTAGTAGTAAACTATAGGCGTGTTGATGTATAGACTCCATGTTAGCAAAAGCTCCCATCATCATACGAGCTTCTGGTTTTTTAAAGATACGCATGTACTTATCTACGTATCCTGATCCTACATCTACATCCGACTGAGTAAACAATCTAAATATCTGTGTGAGCAAGCTGCGTTCTGTTTCGTTAAGGTCTTGCCAATCTTTAACGTCATTGTGTAGTGGTACATCCTCTGGAAACCAGTGCATTTGATTCTGTTGTACGTAGTAATCAAACATCCAAGGATGGTCAAAAGGTTTGTAGTAATCTCTAGTATTAAGTAAGCTCATTGTTATCCCTCACACGCTAGACATTCGACATTCTCTAAGTCTATGCGTGGTATTTTTATGTTTACATTTTCTGCATTTCTTGCAGCGTCAGACCGCAAGTAGTACAGAGACTTTAAGTTTTTAGCTCCTGCCCAATGAACATCATTAACATACTGTAAGAAAGCATCATGTACTTCCTGTGGCTCAGTAGCTTTAGGTGGAGCAAAGAATAAGTTTACGCTTTGGCTTTGACATATATAGTTTTGTCTGTGGTGTGCGTGTTCTATTATCCATATTTGATTTATTTCTGGTGCAGTTTTAAAGACTTCTTTTTCTTCGTCAGTTAAAAAGTCTAGGTGCTGCACTGACCCCTCATTTGCTGATATATCCTTCCATACTTTATCTGTATTTTTATTTTTACTTTCTAAAAGTTTCTCAAGGTATTTATTTTGTACGCGATAAGAGCCTGTTAGCGTTTTGTGAGTATACACATTAGCCCTTGAAGGCTCAATACTAGGGCTTGTACCATTACATATAATGGAACTAGAAGCGTTAGGAGCAACAGCCAAGAGATGAGCATTACGTAATCCGCTACCAACCATATCAGGTGCTTCGCCCCTTTCTTCAGCAAGTCTTTTACTTGCGTCAACTGCTTTAGTTTTGATAAGGTTAAATGCTCTGTTGTTAAACGAACTCGCGTACATACCCTCAAAAGGGATTCCTTTGCTTTGAAGGTAACTGTGGAAACCCATCGCTCCCAGCCCGATACTCCTCTCTCGATAAGCCGAGTAAGTTGATTTTTTATATCCATTCATTCCCTCCTTAATATGATTTTTAAATCTGTCTGCGTTAGCTCTGTATGTTCCTAGCTCGTCTGTGTCTACTGCGTTCTCAATAAAATGTTCTATTACATTATCAAGCATAGTAACAAGGTCATCAATAAACAAACTGTCGGTAGACCACTCATCAAACTTTTCTAGGTTAACACTAGATAAACAGCAGACCGCTGTACGTTCTTCGTTAGTAGGTAAAGTAATTTCTGAGCATAGGTTACTCTGGCGTATCTCTAAGCCTAAGTCTTTCTGTTCTTTGGGTAGTGCGTCATTGCAGTTATCTAGATTAACTATGTATGGCTCACCTGTCTCAGAGCGTGTATGTATTATCTGCCACCACAAGTCTCTAGCACTTACATTTTTTACGGCTGTCTTGGTTTTTGGATCAATCAATCTCCAAGATAAATCATCTCGTACCGCATCTAAAAACTCATTGGTTATGTTTACTGCGTTGTGTAGGTTCAAGCACTTACGGTTTAAGTCGCCTCCTGTAGTTTTACGCATGGCTATAAACTCTTCAATCTCAGGATGGCTTACATCCATATAGGCTGCGTAGCTGCCACGCCTTGTAACGCCTTGATTAAAGGCAAGCATCTGTGAATCTACGACATGCATAAAAGGGATAGAGCCAGTAGATTTACTACCGTTAGTAGTGCTAGTACCGTTACTCCGAACAGCACCCCAATATCCACCGACACCTCCACCTGCTGATGCCAGCCATATATTCTCATCATAGTGATCAGATAAACCATGACGGGAATCAGGGACAAAATTAAGAAAACAGCTAATGGGAAGACCGCGAGAGGTTCCCCCGTTACTAAGTATAGGGGTACTAAACATAAACCAGCAAGAACTTGCGTAGTTATAAAGTCTTTGTGCAAGACCGTAATCAGTGTGTCCTTTGTACGTTGACCCAAATATTGCAGCCCTAGCAAAAGCTTGTTGAGCATGTTCTTCTTCCTCCCAATAGTATCTATCTTTTAATGTGTCTAATGAAAATTGACTAAGCTCTTTTTCTTTATCATAATTTATCTGTATCCCAAGATACTCTTGAGTTTTCAAAGTCATTCGTGTATTCCTTTTTTTCTTTCTTGTATCGTTTAGATTTCTGTTTAGTTTTTGATTGTTTATTTTTATTAAACTTAGCGGTTCGCTCAGCTTTTCTTTCCATCGTCATTTGATTTCTCCGTCAACTCAGGATTGTCTATAACAAATTGTTTTGCTCTGGTATCATACCATTCTGCTTTATTTAAATCTTCTAAAGGATTACCTTTGTATCTAAAACGCCAGCGATATTTAAAGCCATTGCCCCTAAGATACCCAAGGTATTCTTCTTTAGTTAGCATAGCTTCGATAGCTTCGATACATTCAACTTTGCCTTTATTATAGTGGATAGGTTTGTTTACTACATCCTCCATATCTTTTTCTAATATAGCCTCTATTTGTTTAAATCTCGACATTGATTGCTTCCTTACTTGCTTCTTCTGTTGCACGTTTTCTTAATAAAAATTCTTCTGTTTCTCTTGCCTTCATGTTAACCCACTTATCAGGTAGGGTATCTTCTGAGTACCAAGTAAATCCGTTAACACTAGCCCACTCACCGTGGCTGCGTTTAGTTCCATCCTTTCTTACTTTAGCATTAGGCATTGGTGCGGAGGGGTTAGCAAATAAAAATACTAACTCGGTATTCTTGGGTAGGTTTTCACGTATCCATATGTACTTAGAGTACTCAGCGTGATCCCAAAATCTACCCTTAGATTCTAACAGAATTGTCTTGTTTTGTAAAGTCCTTCTGAAGTCTGGTTCGTAGGTGTGTTTAACAGTGTACTCTACTTTTTCTGAGTGATGCTCCCATTCTTTGAGTAAGGTATCGTGCAGTATAAACTCCCATATACTATCGTACCCATCTATTTTTATATGCTTAGGTCTTTTCTTACGTGGTTTTCTTTTCAATGTATCTCCTTTCTGTGGCTGTCTATTCCTTTATCTATTGCTTGTTTAAGAAATATTAATTCTTCAAGTTCTAAATCACCACCACGTAGCTGTAACGTGCAAGCCATAATAATTAGAAGCTGTTCAACTGACGGTTCGTTCTTGTCTTTTTCAGCATCCATTCTAAATCTCCAATAGTTATACTGTCTAAGTCTACGCCTTTACGAATTAATTTTTTTATATTTTGCCTAGCCCATCGGCAAGTATAAAATGATAAGTAGTTTGTACCTCTAGCTAATATGTATTCTTCTTTAGGTAATAAAGTTTTATAATTTTCAAGAGTAACTTGTTCTTGCTCCTCGTCACTTAACAAACTTTTAACCCACTCAATTAATAAGCTGTCTACTTTATTATCAATTTGTTTTAATATTTTCTTTCTCATAATACTATTTCTTCTACTCTAGGTAGCGACCTAACATCAGTAAGATACTCTACACCTTTTGCATACTTAAACATACGCAATCCTTTACCATTATTAGTATCGCTGTGACACTCTAATTTATGATGACAGTATACACAACCCATAGGAAGTTTCATGTTCCCTTTAGTTCCTGATGGTATAGGTTGGTAACATTTACTAGGTATTTCTTTTGTACCTAACATGTTTACTAAGTTATCTATCCTATCTTCTATATTAGGTTTGTCTAGTTCTTCTGGCTGGTACAAAGCAATCTCTCCAGACTCTTTGTTGATAGCTAAGAACCCTCCGTTATCTGTGCCTTCTGCTTTCTCATATCCAGCAAGCTGATACATGTAACCAAAAGGATCGCTGTCTCTTAGTGTACCGTGTTGAAACTTTTTAAAGGAAAAACCAGAAGCACTCTTAACATCTACAACTTCGCCATCAATCTTACAATCCATATGCCCTTTGATTTTTTTAACAGTAACTTCTTTTTGTTGGTCAGTAACTTCGTGGTCTGCTAATTTAACTAAAAATAAAAGCAGCTCCTCAAGTATGTGACCATACAAAAACTTAATTAAAGTAGCTGCATCAGGTGGTGTAGACTCCTTGTATTTATCTGCGTAGTATAGTTGTCTTGCAGGTTTACCAATGCTAGACATACGAAGGACAGAATTGCTTCTATCCCTCGGAGTTGCCCATTCAATTATAGCATTACCTATACCTGCTGTAACATCAGCTAACAGCTCATCAGGTATTTCTTTTTCCCCGATGT